TAAGCAAGACTTAAATTTTAAAATCATATTAACGCATAGAAAGGCAACACAATATGGCATCATTAGCAGAAATCCGCGCACGTTTACAGGCAGCGGAATCAAAACAAGGTGGATCATCCACCGAACGTGGAGACAACTCCATATATCCCCATTGGAACATGGAAGAAGGCGCCAGCGCAACACTACGCTTCCTCCCCGATGGTAACACAAAAAACACTTTCTTTTGGCAAGAACGAGCAATGATTCGTTTGCCTTTCAATGGTATCAAAGGAGAGATGGAATCCAAGCAAGTTATGGTACAAGTACCTTGCGTGGAAATGTGGGGTGAGGCATGCCCAATCTTGGCAGAAGTACGCACCTGGTTCAAGGACAAGAGCCTTGAAGACATGGGTCGTAAGTACTGGAAAAAACGCAGTTACATCTTCCAAGGCTTTGTTCGTGAGAACCCCTTGAGCGATGACAAAACACCAGAGAATCCCATACGTAGATTCATCATTGGTCCACAAATCTTCACAACTATCAAAGGAGCCTTGATGGATCCTGAACTGGAAGAATTGCCAACAGACTATATACGTGGTCTGGACTTTCGCATTTCAAAAGGTGCCAAGGGCGGATTTGCTGACTACAATGGATCAAAGTGGGCTCGTAAAGAGTCAGCCCTGACCGAAGCAGAACAAGCCGCAGTTGATGCACATGGGCTGTTTGACTTGAGCACATTCTTGCCCAAGAAGCCCACAGACGTTGAGTTGAAAGTGATCAAAGAGATGTTTGAAGCATCAGTTGATGGTCAGCCATACGATACCGAGCGTTGGGGTCAATACTTCCGTCCTGCTGGTGTTCAAGCACCTGCTGGTGCATCAACTCCTGCATTGGCAGTAGATGGACACGGTGATGTTCACGAAGTGGCAGCAAAGCCAGCACTCCGAGTAGCGGCTCCTGTCAGCGACTTTGATGATGAAGACGCACCGGCACCAACTGCACCTGTGGCAAAACCTGCTGGTGGTGGGCAAAAAGCCGAAGATATTTTGGCCATGATTCGAGCACGTCAAAACAAGTAATAGTCAATTGCGACCAATGAAAATAGTTTGGAACAACACTGGCGATTGGCTAGATCTTGATCCTATTAATTATGATTTGGTCGCATATTGGATAAACGCTCTTGATCGAGATCAAACTAACACTTTTCATCTCGATCAAAATTATTTTGATTTAAGTTGGCCAACAGCCCTTCAGACACACATTCAAACAATAGATACGTTTTTAAATAATAAATTAAAAATAACTGCTTTATCTAATTTTCGAGAACAAGATCTATTAGACCAAACGGTCTTGAATGAGTTACACAAAACCTGGGTCAAACTACTTGTAGATTACCCTAAGTTGGTTAATATTATGTTACACGATATAAATAAGGAATTATACTATCATTGGAATCAAATTAATAAAAAGTTGCATCTCATTGAAGAACATTTTCAAAGTTTATACGTAGCAAAACAATATTGGGAAACTCCAAATATATTTGGAAAAAATATATTAGATTTTAACATTCGACAAATAAAATTAAACTTTAGTCAAGCCGGTCGTAGTACTTTTAACAAGTGGAAAGTATTTGATTCTAATATAGTAGACATTGATACAAATGACTTTTTTAGCATTGGTTCAGAAGTTATGATTAATTTAGATAATCCAGAATCGCGTGAGCCACCTGGGGAATATGTAAATTTTTGCAAAGCAAACAACATTCCAGTAACAGGTCGATATCTCAACTTGGCAAATTTTAAAAATTATGCAACTGACCTAACAAATATTCGACATGTTTATCTAAGAAACATCGCTCATGAAAATAATACAGCATCATTTAGACTTTAGACCAGATGAAACTTGGATTAGAACGCAGAGTGGTATTCCGTTCTTAAAACTTGCTGTTGATATTCCTGCACAAGAAATTTTCCAAGAATGGAACACAGTAAAAGATCTTGCTGTGGACCACAGAGCGAAAGAAAGTATATCCAATAAATTTTTTTACGGACACAAAGGATGGAAAAGTTTAACAATATATGGCGATCATTACACTATAACTGAGAGCACTGATGGACCTAAAAACTGGACCGAAATAGTAGATCGTTGCCCTACAACTAAACAGTGGCTTGAAAATAATTTTGTCATTGATGACAATACTGGACGTATAAGATTTATGTTGTTGGAGCCCGGAGGTTATATCTTACCCCATGTCGACAGAGATAAAAAACAGTTATCAGAAATTAATATTGCTATAACTAATCCTATTGGATGTTATTTTCGATTTACAAATTACGGGAACGTTCCATTTGTTCCGGGCAGTGCTTTTCTTATGGACATTAGTAATCAGCATCTAGTATATAACAATAGTGATCAACCTAGATTACACATTATTGTTCATAGTCGTTTAAAAAATGTAGAAACTATAACTCAAAGTTATGAAAATCGTTATCATAGTTGATGCTGGCACCAATGAATCACTTTTGAGATTCACTGAAACCAAACTATTTTTTGATGCTAAAAATCAATCAAGAGATCTAATAGATGATTGCATAGTAGTATCAACCAACAAACAAGCACAGTCAATAATCGATGCAAATTCACAACATACATATTTTGTAATACAACCTGGCAGTTTTCTTACATCGAGTTTTTATGCTAGATATAAAGATTTCAGCGGAGTATTTGTAGTTCCAGTAGATCATGAATTTGTAATACCGTATGATCTAGACACTTATATAGGTTTTAAAAAACGTTGTAAATATCCTCTAAAAAGCAAACAACTCTATATTGTAGAAAACATGCTCAAGAGCATTTTGTCCGCTCGCAAAAATATATACATAGAAAATACAGAATCTTCTAATCTGGCAATTAACTTTGATACTGTTGAACATCTTTATGGATTGGCCAGCGGTTGGAAAACAGCACACCTGGCTTATCAAATTGGACTCGATAAATTAAAAACTGTCACGGTTTATGATTCTAACCCTCACCAGTTAGAATGGGCAAAAAAATTACACAGTTTTAAATCGTTACCTGAACGTTTGGAATTACCATATAACCGTGTGGGAGAGTATAGTATTCCAAACTGGGCCGGGTCGTGGTGGTCACAGTGGCACGAATACCCAGTTCGATTTGAACACGTTGATTTACTATCAACACCTAAGTTTCCGGACTACAGTTTAGTTTGGATCAGTAATGTTTTTAAATTTGAGCCATTGGTCTTTGATTTGGGATGGCAAAAGTTAAAAACTTATAAAAAAGACTTGCTAAATGCAAACAAACAGTCTATAATTATTGAAACATGAAAGAAGGATATTAACTATGGGAAAACCATTTGACGTAAGTAAATTCCGTAAGGAAATCACCAAGAGTATTGACGGATTGTCAATTGGCTTTAACGATCCTACTGATTGGATTAGCACAGGTAACTATGCTTTAAACTATCTTATCTCAGGAGACTTTAACCGCGGTATTCCCTTGGGCAAAGTTACTGTGTTTGCTGGTGATTCAGGAGCAGGCAAGTCGTACATCTGTTCGGGCAACATTGTGAAGAACGCACAAGAGCAAGGCATCTTTGTGGTGTTAATCGACAGTGAAAATGCTCTTGACGAGGATTGGCTCAAAGCACTTGGGGTCGATACCTCAGAAAGCCGATTGCTCAAATTGAGTATGGCCATGATTGATGATGTGGCCAAAACAATCTCCACATTCATGAGCGACTATAAAGCACTGGCCGAAGGCGAGCGCCCCAAGGTCATGTTTGTGATTGACTCATTGGGTATGTTGTTGACACCCACGGACGTTAACCAGTTTGATGCAGGTGAAATGAAAGGCGACCTGGGTCGCAAGCCCAAAGCACTTACTGCATTGGTTCGTAACTGTGTGAACATGTTTGGTAGTTATAATGTTGGATTGGTTTGTACCAATCACACATATGCCTCACAAGACATGTTTGATCCAGATGACAAGATCTCCGGCGGTCAAGGCTTTATCTATGCATCAAGTATTGTGGTGGCTATGAAGAAGATGAAACTCAAAGAGGACGAAGACGGCAACAAAGTATCTGAAGTAAACGGTATCCGTGCTGGTTGTAAAGTTATGAAAACACGTTATGCCAAACCCTTTGAAGGTGTACAGGTCAAGATCCCATACACAACAGGCATGAGCCCATATTCGGGTTTGGTTGACTTGATTGAAAAGAAAGAAATGCTCAAGCGTGAAGGCAACAGCCTGGTGTTTACCACAAGTGATGGTGAAGTGATCAAGAAGTTCCGTAAAGCATGGGAAAAGAATGACGATGGGTGCCTGGACAAGGTAATGGTAGACTTTGGAAATCAGAAAGCCGAGGTAAGTACTCCGGAGGAAACAGCAGATGAGTGAAGCAATAGCAAGTGAAATTTGGGGCGAACTCAAACGTTTTGTAAACACAGTAGACCGTGCTGAAGCCGCGGAAACTGTAGTGCAAATTTTGATGGATAATGATTCAGACGTGGATGATATTCGCAACGCCTTCAAAGGCGATACTGACATCAAACGTGCCTTAACCGCATACCTTGACAACGACAAGGACTATGTAGAAGACGAAGAAGATGAGTTCGAAGAGGAAGAAGACGAAGACAAAGACTGGGAAAACTAATGTGGTATAGCCGCGTAGTTGCCAGTTTAGGCGCTATCCCAGACTTCATAAATCACTACGAGCGTGAACTTGAGGATGCTAAAAAAGACTGCAAGATCTACGGGTTGGTAGAAAAAAATATCACGGCCTTGCCCGGCATAACTGAATTTAGATACAATCAACTTCAGGAGATTGAAGCAGTATTAAATTACCTCAACATTCAATTACGAAAAATACGCAGAAAGCATTTTCAAAAGTATTTAGAAGGCTATGCCCGTGCGCTAACTTCAAGAGATGCTGAAAAGTACGTGGATGGCGAAGACGAAGTGATTGACTACGAAACGCTAATTAACGAAGTGGCATACCTGCGTAATCGTTGGCTGGGCATACTCAAAGGGCTGGACACCAAACAGTGGCAAATGGGACATGTGGTCCGCCTAAGAACTGCAGGCATGGAAGACATCCAGGTGTAACATTTTTCTACGGGCGGGTTTGATCCTAGATTGTATAAATAAACATACAGGAAGCAGTATGTTTATAGATAACAAATATTCAAGATGCTACAACCGCATCATTGAACGTAGGAAAAATTATCCGTTGGATGGGTATGTTGAGAAACATCATATCATTCCAAAAAGCCTAGGTGGCTCGAATAAAAAATCTAATCTAGTAGCACTATCAGCAAGAGAACATTTTATTTGTCACAGACTCTTAGTTAAGATGACTATAGGAAAAGACAAGATGAAAATGTCTTTTGCTTTAAGGAACTTAATAAACAGAGAAAACAAATATCAACAGCGTTACAAGATTGGTTCTAGAACCTATGCGGCTATAATATTGGGAACAAGAAATAATATTTCAAAATATCTAGTTGGCGAAAATAACCCGTATTACGGAAAAAAGCACTCCGAAGAAGTAAGAAAAAAGATGAGAGCCAAACGATCACTTCAAGTTATGCCAACTCGCAAAGGAAAATTATACTCTGAAGAAACGTTACAACGCTGGAGAGAAGGCAATAAAAAACAATTTGAAGACCCCTATCAAATTGAACTTAGGCGGACAAAATGTAATAAAATTCAAGGCATGAAAATTTATCATAACTATCTTGGAGAAACAAAATATTACCTTGAAGGAACACAGCCCATTGAGTGGGTTATGGGAAGACCAAAGAAAGAGAAAGGAGCGTAATATGAAGATAGTTCTAGTTACAGGCGGCTTTTGATCCACTACATTCCGGACATATCTCTTACCTCAATCACGCAGATCACTTGGGTGATCATGTGGTAGTAGGACTAAACTCAGATGCGTGGCTCACACGCAAAAAAGGCCGCCCGTTCATGCCCTGGCGCGAACGCATGGTTGTGTTGGACAATCTACACATGGTTGGAGAAGTCATTGAATTTGATGACTCGGACGGCACAGCCTGCGATGCCATTCGCAAGGTCAAGGAAAAATATCCCAACGATGACGTCATCTTTGCCAATGGTGGAGACCGTACACCGGATAACATTCCAGAACAGGTGTTTGACCATGTGGAGTTTGTGTTTGGAGTCGGAGGAGACAACAAGGCCAACTCCAGTTCATGGATCCTGGAAGAATGGAAATCTCCCAAGACTGCACGTGCCTGGGGGTACTATCGTGTGCTACACGAAGTGGGCAATCATGTCAAACTCAAAGAACTTACCGTGGCTCCCAAAACATGCTTGAGTATGCAACGGCATGAAAAACGTGCAGAGTTCTGGTTTGTGGCTGAAGGTGAGGCCACGGTGTATACTGTGGATCCACACTCAACTGATCGTGACTTGATGGCCAGCCCGGCACAGCACCAATCAACATGGATCAAATTGAATGAGTGGCATCAACTGTGTAACGAAACTGATCAGCCGCTGAAGTTGATTGAAATTCAGTATGGTCAAGATTGTGTTGAAGAAGATATTGAACGCAGATGAGAAATATCATACCTGTCTTTATTGGCTACGATCCACGCGAAGCCATTGCATATCATACCTGTGTTAACAGTATTATCAGACATGCCAGTAGACCTGTGAGTATTGTGCCTGTGGCTCTGAACTTGTTTCGAGACTACTCAGAAACACACACTGACGGTAGCAACCACTTTATCTACACCCGCTTTTTAGTTCCGTACCTGATGGGATTCTCTGGATCTGCTATCTTTATAGATGGCGACATGATTGTGCGCGGTGACATTGCAGAACTATGGGCCATGAAAGATGTTACCAAAGATATACAAGTGGTCAAACACGACTACAAGACTAAAATGCCTGTCAAGTATCTTGGATCACCAAACGAAGACTATCCTAGGAAAAATTGGTCTAGTGTTATTCTGTGGAATTGTAATAGTTTCCCCAATCGAAAACTCATGCCTGAGTTTGTGCAACGATCCACAGGTGCTGAACTCCACCGCTTCTCGTGGTTAGATAATGAGCGCATAGGCGAACTACCGCCAGAATGGAATTGGTTGCCCGATGAATACGGTCCAAACCCCGCTGCCAAGCTCTTGCACTATACCTTGGGCACTCCATGCTTTCATGAGTTTGCTGACACTCCCATGGCAGCAGAATGGCATAGAGAACGCATACTAACTGAATACTGCCAGCAAAGGTCAATAGAATGATCTGGGAACAGGAAGACGAATCGTCATATATCCCGCCTCCTCCACCCGAACCCGCACCGCTGCCAGACCCACATGTGTTGGATCAAGTGGTGCCGGAAATACGAGAAATATTTGATAACATATTAAAATATCGAGTGGACCCGTCTGGATCTACATACGGTGTCACACTACAAACGTTGGGCAAACAACTGGCGGCACTACCGGTCAACAACATAGTGAGCACCGACAGCGAATATAGATACGAAAGAAAAGGTCACATGTACGATCCCATCCTACAAAGTTTTGTACAAGGTGCCGGGGGACAAATCAGCACCTGGGCCCGAGAAGAACGCACAACAGCCCCTGTGGTGTTGCGTGGCATCACTAAACGCAAACAAATGGATGCCTGTAGAGCCGCCGGAAGAGATTTCTATTACATTGACACCGGATACTTTGGTAACGGTAAAAGAAAACTGTATCACAGAATTACCCGAAATGATGTGCAATGGTTTGGTGATATTGTAGAACGTCCCTGGGACAGACTAGAAAAGACCAATG